AATTCATTTTCGTTAGTGTAACCCTTTAGACCGCTTACTCTCATTACTTTATCTTTAAGTTCTTCATTACCATTTACTGCAATATCTATTGCACCATACATTGAAGATATAATTTCGTCCTTTTCATTTACTAATGCTAATGTAGTTTGGTTTTTATCGTTAGTTTGTTTTATAGTATATTCAATTGGTGTATCTTCATGTATAAGTTCCATACCTTCTAAAGGATTATTTTCGTCATATCTATATGTTTCAAAACCATCTTCACCATTCATAGTAATTTCAATAAAACCATTTTCATCATCTATTGACATTCCACCAAGGATAACATCAGAACCAACTGAAGCATAAGCATCATTTTTCGCTTTAAATGAGGCTATTAAATCTCTTCTTTTCATTTTGAAGTATTGATAACATTTATTCTTCTTCCAAAAATCGCCATTTTTGATGTCCTTCCAAGAAGCACCACCTGGGAATATATTTGACGATAAATTGAAAGCATTATTAGCTGCATTAACCTGAGAAGGAGTAAGCATACTATCAATTAATTTCTTTAAATCTTTTTTAGAATTATTTAAATTGTTAATTCTACTATCAAAAGCATTCATATATTTAGTAGATATATTAGTATCTAATTTATATCCATCACCACTTTCTTCTATTTTCAATTTACGCAAACAAGTTTTATAGAATGAATTAGCAGTTCTAATGTTAGAACAAATTTCAGTATCAATCAATACACAATCAAAGAATTTTTTTAATTTATCAAGCATATCAAATGTACCAATATCAATTAGTTTATCAAGATATTTTTGAAGGAATCTTCTAATTCTTTCTTTATTTCTTTCAAGCATATCAAGAAATTCAGTGCACATCGCATTATATTGATTTAATAATTCTTTAACTGCACTTATACCAAAGTTATATGTAAAACCAAATGTACATATTTGGTCTTTGAATTGTCTAAAATCACCTATAATTTTATATAATTCTTCTTGTGGTCCTGGGTTATAGTTTGTATATTTTCTAACTGTTCTACACAATAGTGAATTTGGGTCTAAAACTTGTTCAATGAATTCAGTACACTTGAAAAGGCCTTGGCATATCGCATCAAAATCGAAGTTCAGCAACTTATCCACCAGCCATTTTTGGAATACTCGTATAGCATTCAGGATAGTTTCAATACCAACATCAATTACGAATCTACAAATTGACATTAGTGTATTGAATAAGGTATCAGCTGCTTTCAATAATGCTTTAGCTGTTTTTTGTGCTACCTCTAATGCAGCTTTCACCACTAGAAAACTACCATAAATGTATTCACAAAGTATATCACCAATACCCATTATTTTTTATCCTCTTCTTCATCAGGTCTATTATGAACTTCTATATTCCAATCATCATAATGTACATTCATTGTAAATTTTAATGCTTCTTGTCCTTCATAAGATACATTTCCAGAATCAATTTTTGTAGGTATACAATTCAATAAATGGTATGTATATATTTCAGACCCATTTGCTTTATCACCAATAATAATATCTATTTTATTAAATATAGTTAAAAATTCTTTGTGTATAAATATATGATCTTCCGATTTTACTTCTTTATTGAATTGTTTAAAGAAATTATATACAATGAAATTATTTTCATTTACATTTGTATGTGTATAAAATTCTAGTGTAGTTTCGCCACCATTTTTTCTAAGTATAGGGAATGATTTTTCGGTTCCAAGAAAATGTTTTTGAACTAACTGTGTTTCAAATGATGGTAAGTCTGCTTTAATGGCAATCATACTTCTATCTGAATCATTATCAAGTTTATATCCTAAACTATACTTAACATTAGTTGAATCCAAAAAGAAATTTATCCTGAAGATAAAATTACTCAATGGAGCAGATGGTGGTCTTTGTAACATAGTTTTATGTAAATCAAATAAAGCCATTATTGTTTATCTCCTGCACAACCATCATTAATTTTTGTATCGCCACCACCTAATACTTTGAAATAGTCATAAGAAAATGTTGCAGATTTAGTTATTACTTCACTATCATTATCGTATGACATTTCAGTAGAACCAATTTTAGAAAGAAAACAATTATGAAATTGTATTATAACAGGTGCTGTTTTTGATTTTCTATCTTCTTTTGGGTTAAGATAAAATACTGTATTTGGATTTAATATAATTAATCTAATTATTCTTTTTACTTTATTAAATGATTGATTATATGCATATCCACCTTTTCCTTCAAAATAAGCATCACAAGAAGATTCAGCATGGAATAATTCTTCCAAAACTTTTGTTACTTGAAAATCTATATTTTCATTAAATTTAATTTCTAATTCGCCAGAGTTTTGAACACGCCCAGGTAATTTAGCATCAACGCCAGCATAATAAACTGGTATAGTATTAATGTTTCGTTCTGGCCAAGAGCATGATACAACTGATTTTGCTAATGTTTTTGCAAAATCATCATTTTTTTGGTTAATAAACAACTGGGTAAAATCCATCTCAAATGACCAGAGTGGAACAGGACCTTTATTATAGAAATCATTATCCCAAATTGAATGTATTGACATTTTTATTACCTATATATTTATGACGTAAAATTAGCATTATAGGTCGCCATAAATTCTGATCTTCCTTTTTCATCAAGGCCCATAGCATTTAGTCCAGCTTGTAAATATGTTCCTTTTTGTCCTTTCTTTAAAGTACTATCATTTTTATCTAATTCAGCTGCTCGTTTAGCCATTTCTTGTATATCATTAGAAGTCATTTTTGATTTTTGTTGAGTTTGTTGTTTTGGTTGTTCTTGTTGTGCAACTTGTTGGGAATTACTTTCAGTTGGATTTTGACTTGTACTTGGATTGGAAGTTAGTCCTTGTGGTCCGCGAGACATACCTTTATTTTGTTGAGCCTGTGCTAGTTGAGTGGCCTTATACATTTGTTCATTTTGTGCATCTCGTTCTGCTCGTTCTTGTTGTACTAGAATATCTTGTCTTTCTTTTTCTGCAACTTCTACTGATGCCCATTGTCCTTCTTCATTTGCTGCACCAGGATTTAGATTTGGTTCTCTCGTCATATTTCTAGTTTCTTTATTTTTTTGCTCTAATTGAGCATAAGCATCTTCTTTTGTTTTTTGTGTAAGCACATCCATACCTATTTCAGATGCAGTTTCACCACCTGTTGTATTTTGATTTGGCATTGGTTGTTGAGGACCTCTACCTCTACTTTGCTCTTGTGCTTTTGCTGCCATCATTAGTTCTGTTTTAACATCTCTATCAAATTCTTCTGGTGTTGGTATAGGTACATTATCAAAATCATTGAATTCAGGATTAGAAAACATTTCTCTTTCAGATTCATATTTTGATTTTCTTTCATGCTCTTCTTTTTGTTTTTCTTTAATAGCATTAATTTTTGCTTGTTTTTCAGCTTTTTCTTTTGAATCATCCATTCCACCAACAGTTCTTTCCCATTCATCAACATGTTTTTCTTTATATGATTCTAATGCTTTCTTTGAACCTTTACCAAAGTCACCATCAACACCAGTACCAATGACTGATTGATTTATCATATTCATTAACATATCTGAATCGTTCTTTCCAAGTGCTTTCTTTCTTTTTCCATTCTCGGCATATTCTATTACTTTACCTGCACCAGGACCTTCATTTTCCATAGTTTCATTTAATAATTCTCCATTTTCATTTATCCATTTCTTTAATGCATTTTGTGTATTTGTACCAGCAATACCATCAGCAGCTTTACCTTTAAATCCAAGTGCTTCTTGTAATTGTTTAACTTCTTCTTTTGTAAGAGAACCATCAGCATAAATGTCAGTTATCAATTTTGCTATATCTTTATTAATTTCTTCTTTTGATTTTGTATTTTGAAGTTCAGCTGCTGGAGCAGTTGCTGGTGTTTCAGTTTTTGTATTTTTGCTCGAATAATTAATTGGTTCATTGATGGTTGATTTTTCATATCCTTCAAAAGAGAATGTAACTGATATTTTACAAGGCTGGTCTCCTTGATAATCTAAATTATAAATTGTATAGTTTACTATTTTTAAATTTGTAAATGTATATTTGTAAACAGCATGCCACAATCTATTATCTAAAATTTTTATAATAATAGAAGGTATAATTTTATCAATATTATATGTTCCTATATTTTTAGATAAACCTGTCTTTCCATAAAGTTGATTTATCTCATATCCCATATATTTAAATATTTGCGACAATGTATGAGTATAATCTCTACCTTGTCGCATAGTTTCTACAAAATCCAAAGTCAATTCTTTACAACTATCATATTTTGGAATTAAGAAAACTTGCGAAGTATTACCATATTCATATGTTTCTTCTTCATATTCAAGTTTTGGCAAAGTAAAACCAGTACAAGTATATAATTCTGTATAATACTTACTATTTGGATACTGAATTAATACTTCAAACGAATCAGATAGTTTGATAGATTTATTAGACCAAAATTGTGCTAAATTAGTAAGCATAATTTATTTTTTACCTCTAGTATCTTTTACTACATTAACAATTTGCATAATTTGTTCATCTTGTGCTTTAGTTCCTTCAAGTTTTTCTGCATTATAATTTTTTAGATTTCCGTGGTGTTTAACATCTACAATATCAAATTCAGTAAATCCTTCTTGATTTGCAAATTCATATAATTGGTTTGTAATTTTTCGTAAATTTTCTTGCTGGCTCATTGTGAGTTTTGGTACAAGTATTTCTGCATTAGTTAAATCTACAGTTTCAGATTTTTCACCAGTCCATACTGCAGCTTTCTTATTTAGCTTCTTATTTTTAATAGCATTATCAGTTGCATCTGCTTTATCAAAGGCTTGACTTGCATCAGATACACCAACAGCTTTAACGAACTCATCTACATCATTTTGTGTCATTTTTATCCATTGTGGTCCTTTACCAGAATCAAGTCTAGCATAATAAGTATCACCTACTTTTGCAACAGCACCAGCATTACCGATCCTTGTTTTATCACCTAATTCAATAGCATATCCATTTGTTGCTGTTCCAGATCCACCAGCACTATTATGTGCAGAGAACATTCTATCTTTTGACATTAATATATCTTCACCACTAGCAAATGCTGCTACACCTGATCCATTAAATCCAGCAGCAGCACCTTTTTCACTATATTTACCATTAGTAACGAAACCCGTTCTGTGAATTACTAATGTAACTTTTGCTGCTTTTTTATCTACAGCACCACCTTTAGAATTAAATCCTTTATGTGCTTTACCTGATGAAATTAAATCAACTACTTTTATTCCATTTGATAAAGTTTCAGTTTCAAAACTAATACCTTTTCCAGTTTTTAGATTGCTCGCACCTTTTGCATCAAAGTTTTTAAAAGAAAATTCTTCGTCTGAATTTGATACTGTTAAAGTATCTAAATTTGGATTATAGTCTTTATTTTCTTTGTTTTTACTATATCCAGTTATTACTTTACTAGCATCCCAGTTGTCAATTATTGTATCTACTATAAATGTAGCATTTTGTGTAACTTGAGCCGCTGCACCATCTCTTTTGAATTGTGGTTCTTCATATGAAGATAAATGACAAACATAAGCTTTAGTTTGTGAATATCTCATATGTTCTTCAAATTGATGAATTACAATAGTTAATCTCCAAGGTTTTCTACCATAAGATTTTGCATTTAAAAAATCTAAAAATCTTGACACTAACATTTTATCTGTTTCTTCAAAAGTTATTTCAATTTTACGAGATGCTGGTTTCCATACAGGAACAGTATATATTGTATTACCCAAATACATAGTTCCTTCACCAGCTTGACCTTCAAGTTTTGGTAAATTTACGCTTGTTACACAATAAGATAATAAAGATTGATTTTTACCAAATCCTGCATAAATATCTACTTTAAATCTAAATGGTAATTTAGGTCGGATATTAAAGAATTTTTGTACAGATAAACCCATATTGTATTTATAGTGTAATAAATATATTGAGGTATATAATGGCTGAACAGTCTAATAAAAGAGAATTTCTAAAAGAAAAACTGGCTAGAATTAGTTATACTGAAGAATCATTAAAAGAAAATTATGATATAGATTTAAATGAATTATTAGATGATTTAGATAACGTAGATGATCCAGATGGTAATGATGCTAAAATTGAAGAGTATTATAATAAGGCATTAGAATATTCAACATCTAAATTGGGTCATGATGAAGAAGCTTGGACAAAATTTTCATATGATTTTAGAGAATATCTTTATCAAATCGTAGCTGAATCCCAAAAACAGTTTACTGATACTTCCGTAATGGAAAATGATGAATTACTTCAATCAGAAGGATATAATTATGAAAGCGTTACAACTGATGGTAAGCCAATAAAAATAAATCCTAATTTACTAAAAGAATATGGTAATAATTTTTTCCAATTAACTACATTTGACATGAATACCGTAAAAAATTCTGCTAATACTATAAAATTAGCCGGTGTGCTTAAGGAACTTCCTTCATTTAGTATGTCAACTACATGGGAAAAAGGACCGGCATCTTCTATATCAGACACGGTTAAAGAATATTTAAATTCACCTACAGTTGAAATGGTTACTACTATAGGTGGGCACGATAGATCTTGGATGGCATTAGATGAAGGAACAGATAAAATTTATAAAGCTAGTGATAGACCTTCATTTCAATTAACATTTAAAATTTTTACAAATGATAATATAGGTTCAACATCCTTATCATCTTGGAAAACCTGGTTAAAAGCATTATCTTTATATGCTATGCCAAGCATATCTACAAAATATTCTATAAATGCTATGGGTAATAATATTATAAAAGGTATAGGTGGTACATTACCATTATTGAATGATGCTATTCAAGGGTTTAAAGACGGGTTTAATGGTGATAACGATGATAAAACAATTATTAATAAAGTATTGGATGGTGTAAAAGGATTGGTAAATAATGCTTCCGATCATGTTATAAGTAGAGATGGTGCTAATCGTGTAGTATTAAATGCTAATGCTGAAAATTTCTATGGTGCTAAATTATGGTATTTAAATATTTTGCCAGGTATATTTGAAAATCCATTAATTGTTTATATTTCTAGCTGGGGTGTAACATATTCAAAAGAAATTAATATTGATACACAAGAACCTATTTGGATTGAATTTACTATGACTTGTGTAATGGATCAGATTGCTAGTGCCCCAGTATGGATGCGTTATTTATCTAGTGATGCTAGTACGAAAGGTATTATTAAAAGGTCACAAGCATTACCTGCATTTGCTGTAGATAGTACCATTACTGATAATAGAGGTGGTAATAATGATATACATCCACCTGCAGAAGAAATTAAAGATCCAAGTCCAACTGAAGAAAAACCAGTGCCAGATCAAAAACCTGAAACACCGGCACCAGCTGAACCAGCTAAAAAATAATTATTTTTTATACATTACATTTGTTTTTAAGTCTTCTGATAGTAATGTTAAATAAACATACTTGTTTGATAGAGAAAGTCTTGTAGATAAACTGAGTGTGAAATCTACCCATAATGGTTTTGGTAAATCGCCAACCATTTTAAATTCTCTACTTGGTTGAAAATTAAAACTTTCTACAATCCAGTCAATATTATTAGTGTTAGTAGCTGGAACTGTTTCAGTAGTTTTTGCTTCTTCTTTTTTTGGCTCTGGAGCTGGTGAAGTTGTTGGCTCTGTTGGTGCTGGTGCAGGTGTTGCTGGTTGTGCTGGTGGTGTTGGTTCTGTTGGTGGAGTTGTTGGTTCTTTTTTTGGCTCTGGTTCATCTGTAACTGGAGGTAAAACTTTCGTAGTTATACTACTTCTACTTATTTTAGTTGCATTTGGATTATTTTTATTTAAATTACCCAAAGTTAATAATACAGTAAAATTACCATTATTTTTACCATTACCAGTTTCAGATACAACTTGTTTGTGTGTTTTATCAACTATATTAACAAGACTTTTAATAGCATTAGTTACTCCTTCAGGTTGAGTGTCGGCAAATCCTTTACCTGCTTGAATTACTGTTGATATAATTGAAGATGCACCACTTACAGCACCTGTTAAATTTTCAAATACTTTATCACCAAGTCCTTCTTCGCCTTCAATACCACCATGTTTTATATCACCTGTAGCAGATCTAACTGGAGAACATATATGAATTAGAAATTTTATAATATCATTATAGTTAGTGCATCCCATTTTATCTTCATTATATGCACGAAATTTTAATTCTACTTTTATTGGACTAGCTTCACCACTTACTTTTTGTTGTGTCCAAGCATCAGAACATATAAATTCTTGGAAACCTTGTTCAGATTGTCCTGCTAAAAATTTGATAAATTTGCTATTCATATAGTCAGCAATTTTCTTTCCAAGAATAGCACCACCAGCATCTCCCCAGTTAGTTTGAAAATTCAATGATATATTTTCTAAATTGATACCTGTAAAATATTCAAGACCTGGTAATCTCCATTTATCCGTATTGGTAGACCAAAATTTATTTTTATTTAAATAAATTATAAAACCATTACCAATACCAAGTAATGAATCTGTTATAGCGGTAGTTTTTTTTGCAGAATTAAATACACTTAATCCCATTTAAATACTCCAAATAGAACCAGCTTTTTGTACACCTGAATCAGTTATTGCAGTATTATTTAATATACCATTAAGTTTATTATTGGTTTCATCCATTTTATCAAGTATTTTATTTATATCTACATTATAATTTAATGTTATGTTTTGTAGATTATTTGTTTGTGTTCCATCTGATGTTTGTGCATTATTTGTTGCCATAGTATTCCCAATTTCAATTCTATTTTTACTTATACTAACAACAGCATCTTTAATTATAGTTAATAATTGTACTGTATCAGCTCGCATTTTTTCAAAACCAGATATTAAGTTAGAGAATAATTCTTCTTTTTCTTTATTGTCTATTGTTTCTGCAGTTGTATTTGTTTTAGAACCAAAAGAAAATAAATTTTTTAATCTATTTGTTATATTTTCAAATATTGATGAAATGTTTTGGATACTTTTTGTAATTGTTTCACTAACTTTACCAAATACATTTTTAATTATATCTTGAATGTAACGAATTAAATGTAATATTTCAGTTTGAAATTCAATAGTTTTATTACCCATTTCAACTAATATACCATATATTTTAGATTGTTTAAATTTGGTAAATAATGAATTCCAAGCTTCTATTTTGGATTCTTTAAATTTTTCTACAAAATTGTTTAGAATTTCTCTAACATTTTTTAAGAATGTTAGTATAGGATTTTCTTGTTTTCCTTCTTTATTGCCTATACTTCCTACCAAGTTTTTAATTCCACCAACTACTGATTTACCAACCTGTGCTGCCGTTTCTAATGGAGCATTAGCAAATTTACTAATTAAACCAACGATTTTTTGGAATAGTGGTTGTAATGCTACAACAGCATCTCTAATTGGTGTTAAAATAGCCAATGCAATATCTGCAAATAAACCATATACTTCTCGGAATAAACTTACTACATCATTTACCAGACCAAATATATTAACTATGATGTCTGCAATTGATTTAAGTACTGAGCCTATTGCACTTACTATTGTATCTACTACATCGGCTACAAGCTCTAATAATTTTTGTAATGTTTTTCCAATTCCATCAGTAAGAATTTCTATAACATCTACAATACAGTCAAGTACTCTTGTAAATATAGGTATAATTTCTTTTATTTGATCTTTAAATAACAATGCAAGTAAAATTATAACACCACAAATTAGTAACACATAAGGACCAATCGCACCATGAACTGCAACTACTAATTTAACTAAAAGTTTAGTAACAAATTTATCTAACATTTTAAAGAATCTATCTACAATTTGAAGTGTAGCATCACCCTTAGCAGAAACATCTGCTGCTGCTTTTGCTCCCTCCTTAGACATATTCTTATTTTTATTAAATTCTCTACCTAATATCTTTGCTACTCTTTTTGGGTTAGACCACACCCTAAAGAATTTTCGTTTTAGTTGTTCATCATTCTTACCCAGCAGTGTTTTTACTGCTGTTACTGGTTTTTTGGCTACTGCTGCAAGTTTTCCTTTTAATGCTTCAAATGGTTTAAAATTTGTAATTTTTGTTTTTAAACCAGAGAAAGCAGATGAAATTTTACTGCCCAATGATTTAAATGGAGAAGTTAACCCTTTTATTCCCTTATTAAAGGTATCACTAATTTTATTACCTAGTGACTTTAATGAGAATGATTTTGATAAATTTTTACCAAGCGAAGCTATACCAGCTTTATAAGCTTTTCCATTATCTTGAACTGCTTTTATGAGTTTTTCTCCTTGGTTTAAACAGGAACCAAGTTTGTTATCCATTGATGCTAGTATTTCGGAATTTAAACTCTCAACTGCAGCCATATATTACAACCTCATATAGTATTTATTACAACCAAAATATATCGTCAAAGGACTGGTTTTCGTTGGTTTCTATGGTATCTGACATAGAATCAAATGTTTGCCCATTGATATAAGAGACTGAATTGTCAGTCATTAGATTATTAGGGTCTGGGTTATTGGTTGAACGAACTCCACCCATCCAAGAATTTCGCTCCCCTTCCCAATCATACTTGTGGGCTTCATTCTTCAAGTGCTGAATGTAATCTCTCATAGCCTCTTCACGGGATTTGATCTTCTCTTTTTGTTCAGCTTGAAATTCGTGTTCAGCTTTATGTAATTTATCTCGCTCAGCTCTACCAGCAAGATTTACACACTGTGGACTACAAAACTTTCTATATCCTTCTGTAATACTAATAAATTCAGTTGGTTTGCCACATATCGCACACTTACAATCACCAGGTTTTCTTTCATACTTATCGTAGTATTGTTGTGGTGTTAATTGGTGTGTTTTAATATGGTAGAAAAATCTACGCATCAAAATCTGATTAGTTGAACCAGCAATCGTGAAATTACATTCCTGACAAACCTTTTTGAATGATTCATTGTTTGGGTCATTTGGCTTATTTATCTTTTTTGTATTGCAGTTTATACACCTTGAGAAATAACCTCTACTTAAAGATTGAAATTTAGTAGGGCCACCACATAGTTCGCATTTACCATCATTAGGGCCAGCTATGTATTTGTTATAATATTCTTGAATTTGTAACTGATGACTACTGCGAAGATGTTCTGACAACGCAATTTCACTGCTAAATGGTTTTTCACATTCACGACACTTATAAACGAGTTTCATATTACTCCTCGTTTGTCAATAAATCTAAATCAAGTGTTTCTACTTCAAATGTTACAGTGAATTTACTCAATTCGGATGTTTGACAAGTCAATTCCATACTACTGATATTATTCAATATACAATGACCGAATTTTAATTTAGATATAACTTCATTGTTATTAGTTAGATTAATTACTTCAATAGTATCAATACAATCATATCTTAAAAGTTCTTCACCAATTAAACTCTTTTTGCCACAAGTTTCACCATGACGCATATACCATAACCAGCAATAAAAAGCATACCAATTCTTTCTAGCTTCATCTGCGTGGAAAGTCATTGTCAATGTTTGTAAATCTCTTTTACCAATAGAAGCAGGATGTCTTTGGTCATCGTGCATATACATTGAATGGAGCATTTGGACTGATAAATCAGGCACGGTAACGCTTTCAAGATACTGATTAAAAACATTCATATTAATTTTTCGCCCAGTAAAGTTAGGAAAGTTACTGAAACGAACATAGAATTTGTTATTATTGCTATTGTTTATATCTTCAATAAATTCTTCACCAGTTTCGTTTACAAATGCAATTCTATCAGTATCTTTAAATGGTTCATCCCACATATTAAACCTCAAATTTTAATACAACACTATTATCTTTTATTTTTGGAATAGTGCCTGAATCTTCAATTATTTGTATATATTCAGTACAATATAATTTACCTGTTAGAGTATTTGTTCCATCTGTAACATAAGTATAATCTACAGGATCTTTTTCGTCTATATCGTAAGGTAAATCTATTGAAGTTTTTGTCATTTTATTTTCTAATTTAGAAGATATAAATGCTGATACAAAGTCAAAATTTCTTTGTATAGTTTCACCAGTAAATATATCAGTAGTTTCTCCATCTACTAAATAATCATTTCTATATGCAGAACTTTTAACTATATATCTTGGTGTATATTCTGGTGTTTCACGATAATTTGATGAAGTAGCTTCACTATTGTTTACATATAAATTTATATCAGTACCAACAGTATTATGTTCCCAATCATAACTAGTTCTTGATATATCATTTGGTAATTGTTGATCTTCTTCATCAGGATCTTGTTTTTCAGGAATACCCATTTCAATAATTGGAATAATTGGAACAATAAATTCTAATGTTTCATTTGTTCCAAAATTTATTTTGAAATATGGATAGGCGAATCCTATCAAATGATCCGATTCATTAAATGTACCAGCACATATAATTCTAATTTTTAAACAATTAGAACCTTCCATCCAAAATTGAATACCTATATCACTAGATAATAGACTTGTAAGGTCATTATTAACATAATGACTAAAATTTTCATCACCACCATTTATATAAAATGCAGGTTGTATTTCACTATCATCACTTAAAATTGTTTTTAAATATTCTTCAAATTGAAATGTATCTTCACTATTAAGATATTCTCCATTAAAATGTTGAAAAATATCTATTATTTTTACTTCAAAATTGTTGGTAAATATATTAATATCACTGTCACTATTAATAGTGATAACTTTTACCCATTTAGAAGATGTATCATTTTCAATTTTATATGTAATAGCCATTATTTACCATAAGAATATGTGATATTTAATCTAACCACAGGAAGTTCATTATCCATACTGAAATTGATAATATTGTTGTTATCATCCAAAATACTATCGCAGAAAGTTACTTTTAACTGTGTATATAAATCACTTACTAAATTATCAATATATTGCCATTCTTGACTATCAATATCTTCCCCATCAATATTATAGAAATTTTCAATAATTGTTGGTATTAAATATGACCAGAATGCTTTTTCAGTTAATTGTGTTTCATTTGAAGTTTGTAATACACCTTTACGCAGAATTTCTTCTTTACGAGTATTTTCATTTAATGTAGTAACAAAATATGGTAATGGAATAGGTCTATTTACTTCTTTTACTTCATTAGATTCTTGAATCCATTTACATACAAATTCAAACATAGCATCATATTGTTCATTTGTTAAACCATAATTATTAATATTATTTTTTGATAAATTAGATTTAGAATAAAAATCATTTCCTAATGAAAAAGTTAATGTCATGATTGAATTAGATAATTGTTGATTCTCTACTTCACTTTGACCATAAAAAGTAATAACAAAATCATCACCCGTATCATTAATATTTTTTGGATAAAAACTTAGATTTAAAATTTCATCAGAATTATTCATTAATTTAATTATTAGATTTTTAGAATTAATTGAATTAGAAGTTAAAGTAACACCATTATCAGTTATTTTTGGTATTCTAATTGTATTAAATTTGATTATATTATTTGTATTATCTGATGGTTCAGTATTACTTAATATATCACTCAATACAAGATTATTTTTTGTAAATGTATATGTTATATTTTGTGATTTAATAATATCAGATACACGAATATCTAAATCCACAAAAGAAGTTTCGGAACGTTTATTAAAGAATTTGATGATATCTGATTTATAAATTTTTGTTCCAAAATTACAATTATTATCTAACCATTTATAAATCTCATTTTCAACTTCAGTTTTATATTCTTGAAGTTTTGCTAATGAATTAATAGCAACTGTACCTACAACATCATAATACTGAACAATTGGAGGGAATGAATATAATTTACTATTAATAATCATTTTTGGTTCAGCATTATCACGAATAGTCTTTATATTCTTTAACCATTGTTCAGATGGATTTTTCATATATTGTATTTGACTAAATGAATTATAACTTAGCAAATATTTTAGATAGTCAGTTAAATGTTCTAAATAACTATCAGAATCGCCATATAATGTAAATGTTCCAGTTTGTGTTCCTGAATCATCAGAAAGAACATTTATAGGTGAATATACAGTTGATTTTGTATTATATACACTAGCTGCTATACAATAGCAAATACAATTTTGTAAATATTTGTATGTAGTATTATTCCCACTTTCAAAATCTTCAATTTCATCCTGACCCCAAGCAATTGCGTTTTTAACACGAATTGGTGTGCTTAGACCTTTGAAATAAGAAATGAAATCTTGTTTTGTAACGAGTTTATTATTACTAGCGAAATATAATGGAGCATTATTCTTAATAGATTGTTGATCTTCAAAATCAACACCATTAGCAATATCACTATTAAAAATTAGTTTAATGTTAGAACTAATATCTACAGGAGAACTACCTTCATATGTACACCATATTTTATTATTAACTTTTAGTTCGGAATCTGTAGTACCAACTCTATTTACATCTGCACCATCACATTCAATATACTGAATATAAATGTTTTGGTCTTCGGAATTTAAACCATTAGATACAATAACACCATCGCCAAAACGAAGACGAACTGTTTTATCACTGTTTGTTGTTAATGAACATACATTTAATGTTTCATCTGCTTTGTGTGAATCCAATACTTGTTTATTTAGATAAATTGATATATCTTCAATGTCATACAAGTTTTCTTCAGCAAATGCTTCTTCTTGTGTTTTACCAATACCAACTTTACACCATGAATTTTTCTTTAAGAAATTATTTTTATACCAACCATTAGGGTCCCTTTTACCATACCAGTTACTAAATTTTAGATTATCAATATCATAGAACTGATAGGACCTTCCTAATTTGTTTGTATTAGATACACCATAAATTGTTTCAAGTTTTACTTCTCCCTGGAAAACTTTGATTGGTGCTAATGAAGAATCTGTATATAATTTTTCGCCAGATAATTCAATGTATTTAACTGAATTTACTGGTTTAGAAAAATATAATGTTTTAGTCCAGGTAGAACTTTGCCCAGATTCTATATCTGAACGTGATAGTGTATAAGAATAGTCTGTATTGAGTATATATTTTTTACCATTATATGTTATATCCATTTCTTCTTGTGGAAAATATATAGTTGCCTTAGTAGTTTGTAATAGTGCTTTTGGTAAAGGTCCACGAATTACAACAGCAATTTCTGCTTCAGCAGGAGTATTACGAATCGGGTTATACCCAAGATTCTTACCGTGCTTGATAACACTACTATCTAATTTAGCAGTATCAATAAAACCTTCTTCAGCAGTTCGTTGCATATAATAGTTAGTCATATCCATAGTAGCAGTTAGCATCTC